TCATCATCCTTGCCCTCACTTGAGGCCACACTGGATGAGTTGACGGAGCTGGCCCACAGTGAAAAGGCCCTTCAAGCGCGACGACAAGAACTCCTTGACGCGCTAGATCAACTGGTGGAAGCAGGTGAGGCAGAGGAGGCAATGGAATGGAACGACTGCAAAATCACCCGCCGTTGCCGCAAGTCCTACGTCTACCCGGAGCACATCCTTGATCAGCGCCAGCAGCTCAAGGCCGCAGAGCTGTTCGCCGTTGCTCTAGGCGAAGCTGAGACGACGATCAAACACTTCTGGGAGGTGCGTGGGGCATGACCAGCATCACCGAACACGTCCTGTTCGATAGCCTCAGCAATGGCACACACTTGCGCATCACCGCACGTCAGGGCCTAGCCCCAGGCATCACCTTGGTGCGTTTCCTGAAGACCACGCCAAGGCGCAAGCTGCTTGATCGGATCGCTGAATGGGGGCCTGCTGGCTGGGCTTCCAATCGCTGGGTACCGCGCCCGCCAGCCGTACCCGAGAACATCATCTGCCACGTGGAGGCACTTCTTTCGTGATGACCAGCCTCTCCCGCGCCGCGCAGGCGGTGAAAGATGCCGTGATTGCTCTGTACACCGATCAGCAACAGATCCGGGACTGTGGTTGGCGACTCGATGCCCCTACTGTCGCCGCCGCGCTGCGAGCTGCTGCGGATCAGGTGGTGCCGGATGACAACCCCCTTTCCTTTTCGCCTGGCGCACCGCAGGCATTTGCGATTCAACGACGCACAACGCGCCAACAACTTCTCGACATCGCCGCCGAGCTGGAGGGCGCCAATGACTGACTTTCGTGCGCTGTGTGCTGAGTTGTTGAGCGAAATACAGGCTTTGCGGCGAGCAGTGGCCGATGAAGTGGGGTGTTCATCACCCGAGGCTTCGGTCATCGCCCGCGCCCGCGCCGCCCTGGCCCAGCCCGAGCCGCAGGGGCCGACGGATGAGGAGATACGTGATCTCTGGAATTGGGCGGCTGGACAAGATCAAGGGCCGTGGCCGACGCAGCAGCACTGCTTCGCCCGCGCCGTCTTAGCCCGCTGGGGCCGCCCCGCCATTGAGCCGGTGCCGGTGGCGCCTACGAACTTGGATGCCGAGTTCCGTAGTTGGTACGGTGATCGCTACGGTCGCTCGTACTTCGGCGGCATAGCACTTGTGGAGTGCGTCGAATGGACCCAATTTGTCCTCGCCCGCTACGCCCGCCCCGCCATCGAGCCGGTGCCTGGGGTGGAGGGTGGCGAGCTGGATGGGAAAAATGGTTGAACCCGATTCCAGTCGCATTGGGCCTGCAAGTGACCCATACCCACTCTGGAAGCACATGAAAAACGCAGCCATCGCAGAACCACCTTCCCCGCTAGGGCCTCAGCGCCGTTACGCAGCCATGCTTCGCATCGTGGCTGGGTTTCTCAACACTCAGGGTCATCAACAAGCCGCTTTCCTGCTTCTTGACCAAGCGGATCAGGCCTGGCCTCTGCAATGACAGCACAAGCGCAGCCTGAGGCCGTCACCTTCACCGTCGCCGGCATGGCACCGCAACCGCAGGGCAGCAAACGCCACGTAGGCAACGGTGTGATGGTCGAATCCTGCAAGAACCTCAAGCCCTGGCGTTACCTCGTCCAGCAGGCCGCCATTGCCGTCAATCACCCCACCATCACCGGCCCCGTCTCCCTCTCCTGCGTTTTCCTCTTCCCCCGTCCCAAGTCGCACTACACCGCCAAAGGCACCCTCAAGCCCTCAGCGCCAACCTTTCACAGCGTCAAACCCGATGGCAGCAAATGCCTCCGCTCTACTGAAGATGCTCTTGTCGATGCTGGCCTCCTTCAAGACGACGCACGCATCGCCATCAGCTCCTTCACCAAGCGCTACACCGTCGCCGCAGAGCACCCCGGCGCCCTCATCACCATCATCCCCCTCGCGGCAACCTAACCACAACGCCACGACCATGGAACCATGGAGCATCGTCGCTAATCACCCCTTCGATGGGGATCCCTTCGGCCTGGTCATTGATCTGCCCGAGCTGACCATGGCCGATGCTGAGCACGTCGCCATCAACCTCCTCGGCTCCTTTCAGCTGACCGGTGCCTACGTTCCCTCTTCCCTAACTCATCCCCTGCAAGGGCAGTACCTCTTCCTCTACCGCGTTGCGCCAGAGCGCATCAACCGCATGGCCACCGTCTGGGCTGAAAACCTGGATGATGCCGAGCTGCGTCTCAACATCCTCGCGGCTGACGGTATCCTCCTGATGCCCGCTTCCGGTTAAACTCCGGCCATGGCAAATATCTCAGATCTCAAGTTTGACCATAAGAATGCGCGAAAGCGCACTGATAGCTCGTCGCGTCTAATCCAAGAATCTCTGCAGCGTTACGGCGCAGCACGCTCCATCGTCATCGACGAGGACAACCGCATCCTTGCCGGCAACGGCACCATCGAAGGGGCCAAGGCACTAGGACTAACGAAGCTCAAGGTCGTTGAGGCCTCCGGCGACGAGATCATTGCCGTCCGCCGCTCAGGTCTTTCCGAAGACGACAAGGTAGGCCTAGCCCTCGCAGACAACCGTGCCGCTGAACTCTCGGACTGGGATGTCGAGATGCTGCAGCAGCTCAGCGAAGAACACGACATTGCCCCCTGGTTTGACCAGGAAGACTTAGAGGCCCTACTGCAGGACGCTGAGCAGCTCGACCCCGGCGAGGGCAAGACCGACCCCGACGACGTTCCCGAGCCCCCAGCTGACCCCATCACCAAGCCCGGTGACCTCTGGATCCTTGGCAACCATCGCCTTCTCTGCGGTGACAGCAACGACACCCTCGCCGTTAATCGCCTTCTTGAAGGCAAGCGTCCAGACGCCATCTTTACTGACCCCCCCTATGGAATCGGCATCGACGGGCATGTTCAATTCACAAGCAAAACCAACTCAAAGCAAAATCGCAAAGCTCACGCCTTCAAGGGTTGGGACGCTGATCGACCCGCAGCGGAGATCTTTGGCTTGATCCATGGCTATCAAGTCCCTACCGCTATCTTTGGGGCTAATTACTTCACGGACTTGCTGCCGCCAAGCAAAGGGTGGATTTTTTGGGGCAAAGGGCAAGATGGAATGCTTGACGCCTCTGATGGCGAGCTTGCTTGGACAAATCTTGAAAAGGCAATCAGGGTCGTAACCGTAAACAGGGCCGCTCTGAACAAAGACGGAGCAGTGCATCCCACTCAAAAGCCCACAGAAGTCGTCGCCTTTTCCCTTGAATACATAGAAGCAGGCAAAGTCGTCCTCGACCTCTTCGGTGGCTCAGGCACAACTCTTATCGTCTGCGAGCAGACAGGCCGTAGCGCACGTGTCATGGAACTTGACCCCACCTACTGCGACGTCATCGTCAAGCGCTGGGAAGACTTCACCGGTAACACCGCTGTCTGTATCCCATCAGACGCTCACTTCACGGAGTCCCAGGAGGCCGCCTGATGGCAGCGCCTCGAAGCACAAAGCAAGAAACTATCGACCGCGCTAACCGCTTTGCTCGCATCATCGCAACAGGTGGCCGTAGGTCGGACTGCATTCGGTTTGCAGCGGAAAACTGGGGGGTTAGCTCACGCACCTGCGACACCTACCTGCAAATCGCCCGCGAGCAGCTCAAGGCTGACTGGGACATCGAGCGGCCTCAGATGATTGCCGACCTCCTCTCCCAGTGCTCCACGCTGCAGCTGGAAGCACGCCGCGCTGGGCAGTACCACATCGCGCTCGGTGCCATCAACACGGCTGCCAAGCTGGCCAAGCTCTGCTCGTGAACATCCTTGAGGATCGACCTGGGCATGTGCTGTTTGGTGATGGCACAGCTTCCACGGCACCCTCAGCGGCTGATGCCCTAGCCCGCGTCCGCGCCAGCCTCCTCCCCCATCAACTCGCCTTCTGCGATGACATCACCCACCGCAAGATTGGCCTGGTCTGCGGCTTCGGTGCTGGCAAAACCCACGGCCTGGTCGCCAAGGCCGTCACCCTGGCCGCGCAGAACATCGGCTATGCCTCAGCCCTGTTTGAACCCGTCGCGCCCATGTTGCGCGACATCCTGGAGCGCACCTTTGACGACCTGCTGACCGAGTGGGAAATCCCTTTCACCTTCCGCGTTAGCCCGCTCCCTGAATACACCCTCACCTTTGCCGAGGGGCAGCACACGATCCTGCT